CGTAGGCAAGGCGTAGGCGTAGGCAAGGCGTAGGCAAGGCGTAGGCGTAGGCGTAGGCGTAGGCGTAGGCGTAGGCGTAGGCGTAGGCGTAGGCGTAGGCAAGGCGTAGGCAAGGCGTAGGCGTAGGCGTAGGCGTAGGCGTAGGCGTAGGCGTAGGCGTAGGCGTAGGCGTAGGCGTAGCCGTAGCCCTGCCAAGGGCTAGCCCTGCTAGCGTATCCACGGCCCGCCATGGCCAGAATAGGCCTATCAGGATCAAAACCATCGGAGCCTCACAAATCGCTATATAGCCTCGCTGGTGCGTTTTGTCTCATGTCCGGTATCACCCTAGCCCAAGGGTTTGAATAATCGCTCCTGAGCCAACGTACTGGCTACTACGCGCCCGCCTGAACGCCACCCCATACGGAAACAGCCACCCCTAGGGGTGGCTGTTTGTTTGACGAGGGATGTTGCGAGGGCTATGGCGTAGCCTCCTCGGATAAAACTTGCTCGAATACCTCGCCGATATAATCCTTGATCCCGTTGCGGTCGCGACCGCTAATTTTCGTTGTAAATCCATAGAGCAATGATGGAAGCACAGTCACGGTATGCTCTGTCCATCCATCATATCCGCCGCCGTCGTCCATGTGGTGAAACGAGGTTTCAAAGATTAGTTTTTCGAATGTACTGGCGTTGGATAGTTTCGTGCCACTGTCAAACCCGCTGCCGCTCGGCATATGCGCCATCAATTCCGCGAGCGTATCGCGATGTTTTTCGAGCCACTCGGCATTGTCGGAGCGTTTGCAGTTTTCGATCGCCGCGAGCGTACTCGATATTCTTTGATAAAGTTTTTGAGCGATCATGACGCCCTCCGTCGCGAAATGAAAAACGAAAACCCGAAACGACCAATACGGATGAAATGCAACCCGCCAACTTTTTTATAGGACATGGGATGTACCTTTCTTAGTTCTTCTAACGCCTTAAGGCCGGTACGCTTTCGCGACCGGCCGTAAGAGCAATGGTTGAGTTGATTATCGTTGTTTTATTTTCCACGATAGATTTGTGCGTCCATCAGGGAATAATTCAGCGCAAGCATTTACTTCACGTTCTGCCGCGAATTGCGCTTCTTTTCGCGTGTCGTATGGTCCGAACGTTGTTTCGCCGGGACACTCAATCCAATCATCGCGCACAATAGCGTAAAATTTCATTTGCATGATCTGTGCTCCTATTATGCGTCAATCAAAACCTTGTCTTTGACCATTGGAAGCAACAATTGCATTGCTTGTCCCTTGATGCTGTCGCCGGTCCCGAATTGCGCGCTATTAAACCGGGCTACACTTTCGGTTTGATTGCCCTTGATAACCGAGCGGTCATGATCCGCGTAACGTGTGACGGCTTGCAACGCCGCCCATACGCTTTCCTTTTCCGCGCCTTCGTTGACTGATGTTGACCATGCACGCGATAGGTCGCGGAATTGGTTCATTTTGCGCGCGCTGATGTCGTCCTTTTTTGCGTCAAACGGAATTTCCAATAGTTGCTTGAAAAAATCCGAGGTCTGTTTTTGCGACATCTCAACCGTCGCCATTGCATCGCCGATCTTTTTGTAGTTGGCGAAACCTTGCGCCAGTTGGCTCAATTCGCGACCGACCTTGGCAGCGTCAAAGCGAGTGCTATGGCGTGTTTTAATCGCAGCGCTCTTGTCAGCGTGTGCCATGCGCAAGGTGTTTTGACAGACAACGCGAGTGGTTGTGCATTGATTAACAGTCGCGCCGCTACCATCAAATGTCGTTGACATCAGAACGCGCGCTAGATGATTTTCCCCGGCAATGGTGAAATCACCGTTGTATTTCGCCGTCGCCCAAATCCGCTTACCGCCGTCAAGCGAACCACATACATCGAGCGCGAAACGATCATCCACGCTGATGTAGCGATCAAACCAGTCAAGAACGTCCGCTGGCTGTACGATCTGATATCCCGACTTGTCGTTCTCGCCAGATACATAACCTAGCAATCCAGCATTATCGGAGCGAACCACGAATGAGCGATCGGGAGCGGGGAGAAAACGTTGCTCTGCTGGAATATGATCGAATTCTGGACCTTGCAGCGCAACAATGGCAGGAACTTTGAGGGCGGTGAAATTTAGACCGGCAGCATTGCGCCATTGGTCTTTCGTCTGTCCGGCAAGCATTTCCTGTCCCATCTTGTGCCAAATATCATTGCGCGAGCCGAGGAAAGCGATGTTGGCGCGGCCGTTGGTCATATCAATGTTAGCTGACATGGTGTTTTTCCTTTGGATGATGGGTGGAGGGTTAAACGTATTGAACTTTACCGTTCTGGATTGTGCCGCATGTATCTACGATTATCGGGTTATCTATTCTGAACTTGCTGGCGAACTTCTTGAAGCCGTAAGACAGTTCGCTGATTATTTCGCCGTTGACAGTCCATATGAAGACGATGCGGCTGGCGGTCAGGCGGACAATCTCAGCGGTTTCGACAAAGGTCTCGCCGTTGACGGTCGCGGTGGAGGTGAAGATTTGGCCAACGAAGTAGGTCATGTGTTGCTTCTTTCGTTTCGTTCAGTGGCCACACTAAACCCCAATGGAGTTTGATTGTCAAACCCTTTTTGAAATTATTTTCAAATTATTTTCGCTCGCGCCGTTTTTGCTATAAGATGCAATGAGATAGGGGGAGAATAAAATTAAACCCTAGCATTTTGTGAGGTAAGAATATGTCAGGGTTAGTGCCCAAATATGCGCAACAGCAAAAACGCGAAAAAAGTATCGCGTTGCTAGGGCAAGATTTGAAAGACGTTCGCGAGGAAACGTTTTGCCGCATGGTTTGTGATGGGCTCGGCTTAGGACTGGCTTTCAAGAATGCTGGTTTCACATCTTGCGATAATAACGCGCCAACGAACCTTTGGAATTTAGACCGCGTTCAGCAACGGGCTAACGCCATTCTTGAAGCGAGGGCTACGCAAGGGGCTGTTACGTTGCCTGAGGTAACGGATATGCTTCACCGCGTCTTTGTTGGCGCTTGGCATAAGGAAGAGTTCTCAGCCGCGCATAATGCCGCGTTTTCGTTGGCTAGGCTGTATGGCCACGTTACGGATAAATCGACCGTGGAAGTTATCCGGCGGCCAAGTCGCGACCCTGACGCGCCGTCCGAGCAGGCTCTGAGCTCTTGGGTCAATTCCCTACCGATCATAGAGCATGAGCCGGTCGAGGCTGTTGCTGATCGCGATGGACAGAATGCCGGATTAGCAGCGCTCCCCGGCGCGCCCGCTGATCTATTAGGGACGCCCGCTGATAATCTAGCGCCCGTTGCTGTTAGTTCGCCGCCCGCTGCTTCCCTATTGCTTCCCACGGCTGGCGCAATCGCTGATAAACCTAATGATATCAAGGGCTTAGAGGCTGAGGCGCGTTATTTGCGTGTTAACGATGCTATGGACATATCTGCTAATGCTTCTCATTCGCATCTGGATTGGTGTGGAAAGTCTAATGATTTCAATGAGTTAGATGATTGTTCACGGTCTGTTCAGGCCGGGGGCCGACCCGAAAACGGGGCCCCAACGGCGGCAGTAACTGGGACCCCCAGCAACGGCGCACGCGCTCCGCTATTAGCCGAGAGTACCCCCGCCACCGGGGGGAGTGGAAAAGGGGCCCCCCGCCAGAACAGACAGGTACCGGTACCTGAAAATGGGGAATATCCTCCTATCGAGGACCTGTTCTAGGGGGGCGGAGCCCCCCTAGAACATGTCAACCACGTAGTGGAGGACCTGTTTTGAAGATCATCACCGGCTTCAAGCCGCAGCCCGGCCCCCAGCACCACTTCCTGACCTGCCCGGCGGATATCGTCGTCTATGGCGGCGCGCGGGGCGGCGGCAAGTCCTTCGCCTCCTTGGGCGAGTTCTGGTGCCATGCCGAGGATTGGGGACCGCACGCCAAGGGGCTTATGCTTCGCCGTTCCCGCGAGGACCTCAAAGACACCATCGACGTGGCCCGGCAGATGTACGGCTCGGCTGCCGAGTGGAAGGACAAGGAGAAGCAGTTCCGTTTCAGGAACGGTGCCGTGTTTCATATGGCGTATCTGGAGAGCGATGCCGACGCCATGAACTATCAGGGCTGGTCCCTCACCAGAGTTTATGTCGAAGAGCTCACGCAATACGCCAGCAGTGCCGGGATTTTCCGCCTGTTCGCGACGCTGCGCACCACGTCCGGCGCGCGCTGCCAGTTTCGCGCCACCTGCAATCCGGGCGGGCCGGGCCACCACTGGGTCAAGAACTGGGTGATCGACAACGGCGCGTACCGTCCGGTGAAGGACCCCGACACCGGGCTGATCCGCATCTTCATCCCGGCAAAGATCAGCGACAACCCCAGCCTGCTGAACTCAGACCCCAACTACATCAACCGTCTCAGGGCCTCGGGCTCCCCCGCGCTGGTAAGAGCGTGGCTGGAAGGCGACTGGAACATTATCGAGGGCGCGTTCTTTCCAGAGTTCGATCCGTCGCGGCATATCATTCCCCCTTTGCGTATGCCGCTGCACTGGACGCGCTTCCGCAGCATGGACTGGGGCAGCGCGTCCCCGTTCTCCATCGGCTGGTGGGTGGTGGTGCAGGAGGATCTCATCCACGACAAAAAGCTGCTGCCGAAGAATTCCATCGTGCGCTATCGAGAGTGGTACGGCGCATCCGCCCCCAACAGGGGCCTGCATCTCCCTGCCGAGAACGTCGCCAAAGAGGTCGTCCGCCGCGAGACGGATGGCAAAGGCTTCAGGGAACCCATCGCCTACGGCATCATGGACCCGGCGGCGTTCGCAGTGGTCAGCGGCCCCAGCATCGGAGAAACATTCGCGCGACAGGGCGTGTACTTCAGGCGTGCCGACAACTCGCGCGTCTCCACCCCGAAGCGCATGGGCGGCTGGGATCAGGTCAGGTGGCGGCTCCGGGGCAACGACGACGGCGAACCGATGATGTTCTTCGTCGATCACTGCCGCGACGCAATAAGAACTCTCCCCATGCAGCAACACGACGAGAACCGGCCAGAGGATCTGGACACCGAAGGCGAGGACCATGCCGTGGACGAGATCAGGTACGCCTGCATGAGCCGCCCGTTCGGCACTCGCGCGGAAAGCGAGGAAGACCTCAATCCGCTACTTGTGCGGAACGCATTCAAGCTCGACGCACTTCAATAAGGGGTATATGTAGAACAAAGCAGGGGTGCGGGGGTACCAGATATGGCGGGACAATTTCTCGAAGGACCGGAGATCCTCCCGCAGGCCGACCCCGGCGCTGCCGACAACAGCGGCATGTTCTGGCAAGACCCGCAACTGCGGGACGCGCTCGCGCAGATCATGCAGACCAAGCAAGGTGCGCTGCCGCAGACGCCGGGAATGAACCTCGACCAGTCTCCGGGAAGCGGCCACAGGCCCTACCCCGACATGAGCCCGGCGTCCGACCCCGCGATGCAACAGCCGCAACTGCCACCGCAGGTGCCCGCTGCCCCGCTTCCCAACAACCCCGACGGCCTTCCGGGGATGGGCCCGTCCAACCTCGCGCCCGGTGCCCCGCTCCCCAACAACCCTTACGGCCTGCCGGGAATGGGCCCGCAATCCAATAGCGCCTTCAAATTGCCGGGGAAGATGGCCCGGCTGAACCCGCTCGACGAGGAGACTGATCCCCGCGACATCGTCGGTCGCGGTCACGCGGGCTGGGCCTGATGGCCGAGACCTCCTACAGCAGAGGCGAAGAACGTCCGCCGGGCGTCAACCCGCGCTCGCCCGAGGCCGACAGCCCCGACAAGCCCGAAGTCGCGCAAGGCGATCCCGCCGATGTCGATATCTCGTTCTGGGAGAAAGCCTTAGCGGATGCCGAGCGTGCCGAAAAAGACTGGCGTGCCCGAGGCCGCGAGATCGTGCAAATCTACAAGGGCGACATCCCGATCACCCGCCCGCGCCCCGGCAGGCTGACCAACCGGGGCAACACCGCGAGCGGCTCGTCCGCCTTCAACATCCTCTACGCCAACACCGAAGTCATGCTGCCTGCGGCCTACGCCAAGCCGCCCGATCCCGTCGTCCGCAGCCGTTTCGTCAAGAAATCCGCCGTTCCCGCGCCACCGCCGCCGCCGCCGATCATTCCGGGGGGTTTTGGCCTACCCCCTCCGGGGATGGGCCCGCCGGGTGCAGGTGGTCTGCCGTTGGGCCCCGAAGGCCCTCCCGCAGGCCCGGCACCCGGCGGCCCAGTCCCCCCGGTACCTCCCCCGTTACCTCCCGGCGCGGCCATGGGTCCGCCAGTCTCACCCCCTGACGCTGGCGGATTGCCGCCGGGAGCAGGGGCTCCACCATTGCCTGCACCGGCCGGTGGAGCCCCGCCCCCTCCCCCTCCCCCTCCGCCGGGGATGCTACCTGACTCTCCCACCATCAGCCCGCCGCAGCAGCCGATGGGTCCCGGCACCGTGCCGCAGCCCGCGCCGATGCCGCCGGGAATGCCCGCGCAGCAGGACATCGAGACGGCGGCTGCGGTGATGGAGAAGGCGCTGGAGATCGTCGTTGACGATGAAGCCTCCCATGAAGCTGTGAAAGCGGCTGTCCGCGACATGCTGCTGCCGGGCCGGGGCATCTGCCGCGTGCGCTGGAAACCCATCCTCAAGCAGATCCCGGTCGAGGACCCGGTGATGGGCGGGCCCCTCACCAACCCGCTGACCGGCGAACCCCAGATGAAGGACGCCAAAATCTGGGAGACGGTGGACGACGAGTACGTGTTCTGGGAAGACATCCTCTTGGACCCGGTGCGCCAGCACGGCGACGTCGAGTGGATCGCGTTCCGGCATCTTTTTGCTGAGAAAGCACTTCTCAGCGAGTTCGGCGAGAGCGAGAAACTGCAAGAGTACCAGAAGGCTAATAAGCTCCACGAACTGCTGAAATGGACCGAAGAGAGCGCGGCGAAATCTCCCGTAGGGGGTGGCCCTGCCCCAAGAGCTGCCGGAAAACTCGACAGCGTCGTCCGCAAGGCGATGGTCTGGGAAGTCTGGAACCGCTCCACCCGCGAAATTCTCTGGATCATCCGCGAGGGCGGCGGGTGCGCGCTACGTGTTGACCCCGACGTGCTGGGCTTGCAGGGCTTCTACCCGATCCCGAAACCGATCTGCGCCGTCATCACCACCGACAGCATGATCCCGAAGGCATTCTATGACCTCTACGCCCATCTCGCCGCCGATCTGGATGACACTTCACGACGCATCAGTGATCTTACGGCAAAGATCAAGGTTCGTGGCGGCTACAACGCTGCGAACAAGGATATCGCGAACCTTCTTACTGCGGATGACGGCAAGCTGCTCCCTGTGGACGGCGTCGATCTTATGTCTGGGGGCCTCCAAAATCACATATGGCTGGTGCCGATACTTGAGTGGGTGAACGCGCTCAAGGAACTTTACCAAAGCCGCGACCAGCAAAAGAATGCAATTTATGAAATAATTGGCATCGCCGACATCATTCGCGGGGCCACCAACCCCTACGAAACCGCCACCGCGCAGCGCATGAAGGGCACCGTCGGCTCTGGCCGCATGGCGGGCGTCAGGGCCGCCGTCGCTAACTTCGTCCGCGACCTGATGCGGTTGAAGTCCGACCTCATCGCCCGCAATTTTGATGCGGAAACCCTCACCCGCATGACCGGCGAGGACGTCACGCCTGCCGTGATGGATATCCTCCGCAACGACTTCGCGCGGTTTTGCTCCATCGACATCGAAACCGACAGCACCGTCGAAACCGACGAGGCCACCGAAAAGGAAGCCAACGCCCAGATCATGCAGGTGGTCGGCGGCACGCTGACGGCGGCTCAGGGGCTTCTCCAGACCGGTATTCTGCCGCCGCCGATGATTATCAACCTCTCGCTTGAGATGATTAAGATGCTGCTGCACCCGGTGCGGCACTCACGGGGCGTGATCGACCTCATCAACGGCTACCAAGAGATGCTGGGCGCGTACATGCAGATGGACCCCACCGGGGCCCTCATGAGACCGCCGCCGCCGCCTCCCGGAGCGCCACCGCCCGGCAAGGGCCCTCCCGGCGGGCCTCCTCCGGGTCCCTCGCGGGGCCAGAACGGCAAGGGCCCGCCCCAACCGGCTCCCGGCCAAGCACCACCCCCTCCCGGCATGGGCGGCCCTCCGCCCGGCATAATGTGACAGGAGCTACCCGATGCCGAACCGCTACGACGACGACAAGCGCCGCGACGACCGCCGCGACAACCGTATCGACAACCGGGATCAGGACCCCAATCACCCGGCCAACAAAACGCTGTCACCGGAGCGGGAAGCCATTCCGCGCCCTGCTGCTGAAGGCGTCACCGTGCCGCCCGAGGAGATGCTGACCGAGCAGGAGAAAGCCGCTCAGGCTGGCGGAGCCGCGACCGGCGGCAACGTTCCCGGCGTCGGCCCGGTACCTGCATCCGAGACCACCTCGGGCCCGGTCGAGACCATCGAGGATCAGGGCATCGGCCCGCGCACGCCGTATCCGACCGGCAGCCCGCCGCCGGATAGTGAAACCGTTACCCGCTCGCATTTCCC